TATTAGGGTTAAATGTTTTCATAATCTCACTAATTAAGTTATCTAACTAATCTACACAAGTATAATTATTAAAAATTATATCTCAAAATAAAATGTTAAAAATCTTTAATAATAATTTATACTCTGAAATAATTATTATATTCTCAACTCCCAGCTCAATAAAGTGCTGAGAAATTGAGAATATTTAATCATAATCTTTAGTATTTATAGAATAGAACTTACTTCACTTTTATATAAGTAATAATATAGCCTCTAACAGTTTTGCCATTTATTTTCTTACTAACATCCTTTAATTCGCAGAACTCTAAGACATCACTCTTGCTATATTTAATATTCATATCTAAATGTAGATACATATCTTGAAACTCACTCTTTAAGAAAGCACTACTAATAAAGTTGCCAACTTTAAACCAATTTGTAGTAAGTAATAACTTAGCCATCTTAGCTTTGTTACTCATTTTTGTATCTACTAACAATAACATCTGCTTAATATTACATACTTTATATTGAAGAGACTCTATCATATCAATTCCGAGTTTATTAATAGCCTCATCAATAAATGGATATTTATGTCTAATTAAAGCCTTTCTTTCATCATCTGTAAAGCTAAAATTCATTCCGACTTTATTTGTAAGTTCTAAATACTCCTCTAAAGCCTCTTTAAAACTAGTTCTAGCTTTCTCATTCTTCAATAATTTATCAGAAGTTTTATCCTCTATACTAGTTACCTCATAACCATTTTTCTTATAAGCCTCTACAACATTCACATTTAAGCTATACATATGGTGAGTAATTTTAAAGTTATAAATATCTAACTTTAATCTATTAGGGTCAAATACAAAAGTATCATCTACCTTAGTAATATAAGGATAAATACTTTCTTTTATTCCCTCTTTAATATCATCATCACTATTTACTTTCTCTACAAATATCTTAGCTTTTCTTTCTTCTTCAAATACTACTGCTTTAAATTCTTCATAGCTAAGGTCTTCACAATATCTAGTTTGCTTATAGAAATGTGTAATACAATCATTATATTTAGTATTTCTAATTCTTCCAGCTATCTGAGGAACTTGTGTGCTAATATCAGCTAATGTCTGAGCCTTAGCAGAATCAGAAATAATATAAATCTTGCCTTCTTCATCCATTAAATCACATCCTTCAAAACAAGTAGAAGTATAGAAATTAATCTTCTTAGCTAATGTAGTAGTTGTACTATTGCTAATGCCTTGTACTTTATTCTTATAGTTCTTATTATTCTTACTAAATACTACTCTAGTATTCTCTTCTGTAAGTCCACAAGACTTAATCATATTAGCAATAAACTCTACACTATTAACAAAGAAATGAGCATTTCCGAATTTCTCATTATTAAGATATTGCATTATTTCCTTTTTAACAGTAGCAGCTATTTGCTTGCATTGAATAGAATTAACTTTAACTATATGATTGTCTTCCCAACTAATCTCGAAAGTCGGAATACCTTTCAATTCTTCAATCATTAATTCTTCATCAATAGGTGTTGCAGTTAAGAATGCCCAGCTTCTAAACTTTCTAAAGTTATCCAATACATTTCTTACTGCTTTATTTCTAAATACATACTGAGTAAATAAAAGGTGAAGTTCATCAACTAATAAGAAATAATCATATCCAGTATATTCTATAGTCTTTAAAAGAGAGTCATAAGTGCAAATAATCTTTTTAGGGCCTTTACAATTCTTTAAATAATCCTTGATAAGATATGCAGGACTTTCTCCATGAACTCCGATTACTCTATCACCATATTGTGCCACTTTATTATTAACTAATTCTACAAATGGAACACAAATGATAGTATCAACATCATTATCTAATGCTACACTAGTTCCGCCACATCCAACTTTACCTTTATCAATTATAAATCCTTCTGGAAGTTTTTTGAACTCTGGAACTTCTCCTAAATAATTGTACTCTCTAGAAACTTTAAATTCTTTATTCATATTGTCATAATTTTAATGTTTTATATTGTCATCTAGCTGATTGAAAAAATCTGAATAAAATGAGCGATTTTTGAGGTTACATTTTTATATATATTTCTTTATACTTTTTGGTCATTTCAGGTTATTTTTTTGTAACCTTAAAATCAATAAAAAATGGAGCTAGCTTCACTCCATTCTTTATTAACATTAAAACAATGACCAAAAATGAATGATTTACTAAAAATTTCACTTATCAGTACATCTCATTTTCTTATATACAATTATACTTATATTTTTTAACAATGCCAAGTATATAATGTTAAAAAATGTTAATCGACCATAAGTGCTAAAATTTAATGGGAGACTACCTTCACAGGCAATCTCCCACTTATGATTTATGGAAACTAGTAGAAGGTGGACACTCCCAGGCTCGAACTGGATAATCCTCAGTGCTGATGAGGTGCATTAGCCAATTATGCTAGAGGCCCATTGAGATCTCCCACTCTGACTCGAACAGAGAATACTTGATTACAAATCAAGAGTTTTACCATTAAAACTATAGGAGAGCAAGACTTGCATTATATCTAAGATAACCAAGTCTCGAAACCCAATCTAATTATAGAAGGGCAATTAGTAGCCCCAGACTGATTCGAACAGTCAATTTTCGGGTTAGAGCCGAATGTATTACCATTATACTATAGGGCAATAATGTACTCCGCAGAAGTTATTTCTACAATGAGCTATATTTCTGCGGAGTTGTAGCGATTTTTGTAACTATGACTATTATACTATTAGTTAATCGAATCTCCAAATAAAATCTACAAAATTTTGAGATAATGAACCATTAGTTAGTCTATTGTAATCAACATCGGTATTTATCTACTTGAAACCATAAACTCTACCATTAGTTGTCTACTTTTCACATTTCTTTTCTATTTTGATATTCGGATATAGTTCGGAATTTTGAGAAATGAACTCTATTAATCTTTCTTTACAAGGTACCATCTAACTCCTTACATAATTAGTTAAATAATTAACATCATTAGTGGTAACACTATCACTATTCTCAGAACTACCTTTAGTAATGCCGACTTCTGTAATATGAAAAGCTATATAAGGCATACTTACTTCCATAATAGCTAATCCTTCAAAAGGATATATCTGTAATAGCAGACTAGCATTCTCTGGAGTAACCTCATTATTCTCAACTTGGTCTAGCAACTCTTTATACATTTCTTGTCCGATTATGGGAACAATATGAAGCTATTCTGCAAGAGGTATAAAGTTCCAAATCTCATCAGTATTAAAATTAATCGGCAAGAGAGAATATTCTTTTAAATATTCCTTATTCATCAAGCATCTCTATTTAATTACCATCTCCTACCTCCTTTTCTTCAATATTGTTATTATTTAATTCGGCACTAGGCTTTTCTTCTACAATCTCTTCTTTCTTATCTACTAGACTAGCTAGATTAAATGAAAGAGGTGTAATCTTAATCTCATTATCTACTCCATTAATAGTAAACATCTTATTAATAGTTCTAGTTATTTCTTTTCTCATATTATTAATGAGAGTCTTATTAAGAAGATTAAATGATGCTTCAAGTAATGCTCCTTCATTAGCAAATCCTGTTCCACTATTAGGTAAGCCTATTAGAGTAGGATTAGCTATTCTATGTGCGGATAAAATTCTATCTACAGTCCGACTATTGTTATCGGCAAAGAGATTAACATTAGATATGTCTTTATCAAATGGAGTAAATGTTACTGGTTTATCTTCATCATTGTTTTTAAATGTAACCATTACTGTGTTACTATTCTCACTTCCAGTGAACATCTTCTGTACTCCATTAATTATCTTCTTTCTCTCTTCTTCATCATCTTCTCTATCAAAGGTTACTACACCATTAGCTGAGAAGTTATTAAGAACACTCTTTAAATCATATCTAAGAAGTTCAGCTTCTGTCTAGATTGCTTTCAATGCACCATAATAATGAGGAAGAGGATAGAACTCACTATCTACTGTATATCTACTGTAATAGAATAAATATACCTATCCTTTCTGAATTACTTCATCTTCATTAAATCCGAATCGAGGAAGAGTGAATGGTTTATATTTAGCTGTTTCTGTCCAATCTTTACAGATCCACATTTCACTAACATTACCATCTTCATCAGGTTTACCACATCTTATATTATTAAATGGTTCATGGTAAAATGAATAACTCTTTCCATCTTTATTCATAATTACTTGGAAAGCATAACCTCCGAATATTACTAAGTCTTGTGCTAGCTTAGCTATGAAAGATTCCCAAGTCTCTCCATAGTTCGGCATAATACTTTCTGCATCTATATTTTCTCCACATATTGCTGTTACTAAGAAATCAACACAGCTTTTATGTGTACTAGAACTATAATACAATCCAGTAAGTAATTCGGGAAAGTCATTCTAGTTACCCCAATTAATGTAACCTTGTGGATTAATTCTACAAGTAGGAGCATTAGGAATCTATCTTTCCATTGTTACTATTAGATTGTTAGTACCTTTTGGCTTATTTTTACTACCAGCTGGTCTTCCCGGCTTTCTTTTCTATATACTATCCATACT